AGACAGGACGTATTATTATATCCATCGTTCTTGGACTCGGTATCGCATCGCTTTTTCGCAAAGTATGTAAAGACCGTTCGTGTATCACATTTCGCGCACCACCTCTCAAGGATTTAGAGAAAGATACATATAAGTTGGATGATAAGTGTTATGAGTATAAGACGAAGTCTGTGAAATGTGAGGCGGGGAAGAAGGATGTTAAGCTCAATTAAAAAATTGAATCAGTTTATCTTCTTTATTGTAGTGAATTGCTTCATTACAATAAACAATCCAACCATCCAACAATGGCACTTGCGACCGAACCTGATGTGTATTCGCCCAATATTGACGACAAAGGCAACTACATCGATAAAATACCGTCGTTCAATACACACGCACTCGCAAATGGACTACGATGCCCGTGCGGAACCCGAAAAGACAAAGTGTATAGTTCGGGTTCGTTATTTGCTGCACACTGTAAATCCAAAGGACACGAAAAATGGATTCAAGAACTCAATGCGAACAAGTCTAACTTCTTTACAGAAAACCATAAACTTCGTGAAATTGTCCACGCCCAAAAGATTATGATTGGGAAGATGGAATTGGAACTCTCTAGCAAGAATATGACAATCAATTATCTCACACAAGAAGTTACCAAGATTATGACAGGCAAGAACAGCAGCGGCACCGTCGGCGGAAGGGCAGTTCCATCCGCAAATGACCTCCTGATGTTTTGAATGTGTTCGTCCAAAATGTCACGCTTCGTTCTTGACATTATGTATATCTTATTTTCTTATTTTCTTATTTTCTTATTTAGGGCATTCCAATGAGCGACACTACCAGTATTGATGACCTTCCTTTAAGTAGCCAAACCCCGGGTTCGGGCCATCATCACGTGCCTTACGGAGGCAATGGTGGCGGCGGTAATATCGGCGGCGGCGGCGGCGCGCCTCTCATCTACTCCCCCAACATCGGCAATGAAGCAATGACCTCTCACGGACCAACCAACATCCCAGGCAATGTTATGAATGAAGTCCTTCAAGGCGTCCAACGCGCCAGCGCCAACGGGATGACAATGATACCTACGAGAGATATCCCGATGAACCCCGCCGTGTTTACACACGACGAACAGGCGCGACCCAATTATGTTCCGCAGCCAAAGTCGGTTCATTTCGCGGACGGCGGCGACGGAGCTGACTATATCAAAGACCACGCTTCAATGGAATGCATCGTCCGCGCCAATGCGCGCCAGTCCAATCAACTCGACACCCTCGAAGCCATTTATTACGACCTTCAAATGCCGATTCTCGTTGGGGTTCTTTATTTCATCTTCCAAATGCCCGTTTTCCGCGCACAACTCCTCCATTTCTTGCCGTCGTTATTCGGCGAAGACGGAAACTTCAAAATCATCGGTCTCACCGCGACAAGCGCGATGTTCGCAGGGACGTTTTTTGTCATTACCTTGATATTCAAGAAGTTGGGGGAAGGGGTGCGGTGACATTTATTATGTTGAATAATATATAAGAGTGTTATGACTTCTTTAGCAAACCCTACTAGTTTTTCAATTATACCATATCCTTCAGGACGCAACGGGATAACTGTCGTGGATAATCCCAGGGCCCAAGAACTCAGTGATGCTTTGGATGGAGCATCGCAAAGAATGAGTAGCCAAATACAAAGAGATGCTGATACATCGTTTGGAAAAGGAGTCGTACAATTTGTCAGTAAACCATCCAGTGATATAACACTAACTTCCGAAGAGAAGACAGCTAATAATCGTAAAAAATTTAATGAATTATTTGAGGGAAATTTATACGGAAATATTAATGATTTTGAAAAACAAGTTTTAAAAAATGACTATGAACAGAAATTTATGAATGGAATCGGATATTGGGAAGCATTATTACATGTTTTTATAAAAGAAGGTTCGAAAACAAAATATGGGCTTGGTAGTAATGAAGCTGGTAAATATCAATCTGAATTTATGCAGACAGAACTTGGAAAAAATATAGAACGTGATTTAAAGAATTATTACAAGAACGTAATACAACTAAGACAAAATAAGGATAAACAAGCATTCCATAACGCGATAGGTAGGATAGTAGATGGTATACCCAAATATTGGGAGAGTGTGGCAAAAGACAGGAAAACTTGGGTTGAACTCGGAGGTGGGGGTAGTAAGAAAACAACCACGCATAAATACAAGAACCGAAAAAAAAGTAATCGAAACCGAACTACCAAAAACAAGCGTCGTTATTCAAGACGCAAATAACAATCACTTCCGCCTACTTCCGCGCCTTTTTCCGCGTCTTCTTCTTCGCCGCACCCGCCTTCCCGTTCTCATACGGAATATACCGCAGAAACCACTCCTCAAATTCGCGCGAATCACGCTTCCCCTTCAACTCCTCGTATTTCTTCGTCTTTTCGAACCGCATCGTCTCCAACGTCGGCTGCTTTCCATAGCAATTGATGCTGAAACGCCGTAATAAACCGGTCTGTTTCAGACGATTGTGTTGTTGGACATCAAAGAGAAACTGCGACATACAAAGAATACGAGTGACGTCGTAGTATACGCGGTCGGCATAAATGAACGCCAAGTAGAAACTCAACATTGTATCAATCGTCGCAATACGGATAGACTCGCCGCCGCCGCGTTTGCCTGCGCCCGCGCTGTTGTCCTCGTGTATCCGTATTGTATTATAACTATGACACGCAAGAGGCTTATACAGAAACGCGATGACCTCATCACCGATACGAATATCATAATGCTCCGAAATGACTTCACCGACGCCAGCGTGTTTCGTATATTTCACACCAGTATACTTATGCGCGGTGAGTTCGCGGACAACGGCTTCGCAAAGGTCGCGAGGCTCTTCTGAGAGAATATCAAAATCGGGGATTTTCTGGACAATACGGCGCTGGTGTTTTGGCATATATCGCGAATACAGGATATTCGCATACCCGCCGAAGAAGACCGCGCGGTTTTTGATAAAGACATCACGCACAATGTTATAAACATCGGTTTCGGCAAGTTCTTTCTCTCGGTCGCTTTTATACGAAAGACTGGATTTACGCACGGTGTATTCTGGCGATGGGCTGCGGCTTCTGGCGTGGCTGCTCTTGCGGCTACCTTTCGCATGCCCTTGTTCCGATGGACTCGGACTCGGACTCGGACTCGGACTCGGTTCCGCGTCTTTATCGAGGTCAGTCGCCTTCATTGAATACAACACGAACGTATCATCCTTCCCCAGAAATCTCTCGTAGGTCGCAATCAAACGATACTTATGCGTGAGTTTATCTTCTTCCACTGTATACTTGAAATCACCCAACTCTTCCTCGTGGGATGGCACCGTGTGATACAATCGCTTTAAGTAGGCACCGAGACCGTGATATTTCCGAATCACGGTCATAATGGCTTTACGTTTCAATGATTTCGCACTGCCGCCACGCTTTACAGACCGCGACTGCGACTGCGACTCCGACTGCGTCCGTCGTGTGCGAGAGACAGTCACCTCCCCTGTCTTTCCGCCATCCCCAAATCCACGCTGATACTCTATCTTATCACAGTCATACCCCTTAAGCGGATAATGGGTGTTCAATAACGTCAATCGTTTTTGAACCTTCTCCCAACGAGAAACATCGCCATCCGGACGCGAAAGTTCTAAATACATCGCCATCCGAAGAAAGTCGGGCGGAGCATACCGGATTCCTTTTTTAATAATCGCATCGCGAGAGATTGCTTTGAATAACGCTGGCTCCATCTGCGTAATATCGGCAATTCCCGTGAAGTTCACGAAGACCTTATACGTCCCGTGATGAACACCAGATTTGGCTTCTACATCTTCATACCCAGCCTTGTAATAGATATCCGCGAGTTCTTTCGCTGCGTCAAGCGCATTGTCGGAGTAAAAATCGTAGTCGGGGAGCTCGATGTCTTTATTGTAAAATTGTGCGTCTTCGGGGAGGATATTATTGATGGCCGTCCCGCCATAACAAACGAGCTTTTTATCTGCGATGAAATCCTCAACGATGGAAATGATTTTCTTCACTTGAGGATCTTGGATGATAGCGGCGCCCTTTTTCTTTTCAACTAAATCCACGGCGGCACGGAGAATCTCGAGCTCCTTTTCGTCGTAGGACTTATCGTCGTCGACCACACGAGAGTGCGAGTGCTTGTGCTTTCTGGACATTTAAATACTTTTATAATGCTTAACTATATGTTAGTAGTTTATTACTAACATATATAGAGATATTTACTCGTGTTTGTCGCTCGTTGCGTCTCACCCTGCGGGTTCGACTCCACTCGCTCCAAACACTCGGACAGTCTTCGTCCATTTCATCGTCTCGTCTCTCATCAATATTCTTATTTTGAATAGGCCGTAGGCGTAATGTATGGTAAATTCGCGAGGTGCGCGTGGAGCCTTTGGCGCAACAAGCACCTCGCGAATTTACAGGGTCAACTTCACCCCTCCCGCCGCCTCCGCCGGTCTTGACTCCATCGACGCTTTCGGGTTGGGCGGTTTCGGTGGCGCAATCGTAATCGGAACATACCGCAAGTCCTCTGGTTTCAAAATAAACGCATACCCCACCGACGCGAATTTATCCTCATATGCTTTTAATTTTTCATCCCGCGCCTCCTCCTGAAAGCACATCGCCGCGATTTGACACCCCCACGTAAATGGCGCATTGTGTCCATCGTTGACAGGACGCCCCCCTTTATCCGGCACTACCAAACACATATTTTTCTTATTCGCGTCTTTAAATGCCTGCGGGTCGCCCACATTTTTCACTCCGAAATATGTATATTTGGAAAGAAACAGCGACTTGGAACTCATATTCACGAGTTCAAAGAGATTCGTTTTACGGTAGACTGGGTTCGTGCCATCTACTATCAAAATGACCTTTCCCCTGAAATCCGCGAGATTTTCATTCCCTAAATCCTTCGACTGGTATTCACGACCGTATTTCGGTCCAAGAAGGTTTCGCGCAAGGGTCTTACTCCCCGCAATAATCTTCGCGAGGTTGTCATACATCGTAATATTCTGTGACATTATCCGCATATGAATAATGAAGGGGTCGTTCGGGTTGGGGCATTTGGACCCCGAAAATACATAACTCCCAAGCACTTCAAATGCGTCTGAAACAGGAATGTGATTGTAAGTCTCCTTATAATTGAACGAGTTCACAGAAGATGACGCAATGACGGGTTGATTTTCCACCGAGAAAACTTCAAAATCGATGAAACGACAACCGCGTGCGATGACATACAAAAACGCTTCCATACTCACATTTGAGTTCTTGAATTTATCGGGATTGAACGCGTTATATGCGGCTTTGATATAGTAATCACGCAGTTTGAATTTGGATTGATTATCTTCTAGGCTGATGGATGTAATGTTTTTATCAATGAATTCTTTCATATTGACATCATCGGGGTTCGTCATTCCTTCTTTCTCGGGCGCGGGCGCGGGCGCGGGCGCGGTCGTGGGCGCGGTCCCTCCCGTAAACGAATCCACAGTCATCGCCGCCTTCTTACGCTGATGAACCGTCATTTCTGCCTCCGGCGTATTTACAGTAAAATTCTCAGTAGATAGTATGGGTTCATTCCCGTTTCGTGATGCACGGATAGGCTCCGGAATCAGTTTTTCGATATCTGAGATAAAGGTTTCGGTCGTAGGCTGCGTAGCTACATTATCGACGCTGCGCTTCTTCGCACTAGCAGCGAATCCTTCACGCGCCCATCGCCGCTCATAACACCGCGTCTTAATGAGTTCTGATATCTTCCATAACGCGAACACCAAAATAATCACCCCGATAAAGAGATATTCTACTTGATGTTCTTTCATTATGTATCCGCGTTATAGTATATAATTATATAACGGTTATATTATTTTATACGGTATAATATTATATATAAAGTTATATCAAGGTGTATCTATACTAAAATATCCAGCAGCGCAACATAGAAAATGACAGGCGGATTATTGAATCTCATCGCCACTGGCAACCAAAACGTCATTCTAAACGGTAACCCCAAGAAGTCATTTTTCAAAAGCACCTATCTTAAATATACAAACTTCGGCCTTCAAAAGTTTAGAATTGATTTTGACGGTCAGAAGAAACTGCGTATGACGGAGGAGTCCAAGTTCACATTTTATGTCCCGAGGTATGCGGAGTTATTGATGGATACCTATATTTGTGTTACACTCCCCACTATCTGGAGTCCCATTCATCCTCCCGCCCGCGCAGAAGATATGTGGGCGCCTTATGAATTTCGCTGGATTGAAAATCTCGGAACCCAAATGGTGAAGGAAATTGTGATTTCAGTCGGTGGAATGACGCTCCAACGTTTCACAGGGAATAATCTGATGGCAATCGTAGAACGCGACCTCGACGCAACGAAGCGCGAATTGTATAACCAAATGACCGGACACGTTCCTGAATTATACAATCCAGGTTGTTCTGGCGCGCGCCTGAATCAATATCCGAACGCGTATCGCACTGGGAGTGCTGCCGGCGCGGAACCGTCTATTCGCGGGCGCAAGATATACATTCCTATCAACGCGTGGTTCACACTTTCGTCGAAAATGGCGTTTCCCCTCGTATGCCTCCAGTATAACCAACTTCAAATCGATGTGACACTGCGCCCCGTGAAGGAATTATTCACTATTCGTGATGTAGGCGACTCTGGAAATTATTGGCCGGTTGTCCAACCCGACTTCACGAACCCCCTTCACCAAATGTGGCGATTTTTATATCCACCCCCCAGTATTGATTTGTCTCTGAATTCTTACCCAAGTATTCGCACAGATTGGAATGCGGATGTTCATCTGATGGCGACGTATTGCTTTCTCTCGGATGATGAATCCAAAGTCTTCGCCGCGAACCAACAGAAATATCTCATCAAGTCATATTATGATTGGGTGTTCAATGACGTGACGGGGAATAAAAAACTTAAGATAGAGAACTCGATGGGGATGGTGTCGTCATGGACGATGTTCTTCCAACGTAGCGACGTGAATTTGCGGAATGAATGGAGCAATTATACGAATTGGCCGTATAACTACCTCCCATATGATATTATCCCCGCGCCCATCGACGATGATTGGCGCCCGACGTCGTTTACGGAAGTCGTCACCACCGCGAGCGATATCACGACGACGGCGTGGAGAGAACGCCCCGATTTCGTGAACGACCGATATTACTATGATAAGAACGGTCCGAAGAACGGGATTGGCCCCGGTATCAACCCGCGTGATAAACGGCTCACTGGCCTTCATATTACCGGCGATTTTCAGTCGGAGAACGAACGCGATATCTTACAGATGTTGGGGATATCACTGAACGGCAAATACCGCGAGAATCTGCTGGATGCTGGAGTGTATAACTACGTGGAAAAATACACGCGCACCCGCGGAAGCGCAAAACCAGGGATATATTGTTACAATTTCTGCCTGAATTCGGACCCATTTGACCTCCAGCCGAGTGGCGCCATCAATATGAGTAAGTTTAATCAGATAGAGCTGGAACTGACGACAATATATCCGCCGCTGGATACCGCAGCGGAGGTGAAGGTGATTTGTAATCCGAACACAGGAGAGATTATCGGGATGAATAAACCGAATGTGAATATTTATTTGTATAACTATGATTTACACATCCTGGAGGAAAGGTATAATGTGCTGACATTTGTGTCGGGGAATGCGGGCTTAATGTACGCGCGGTGATTCCGTCGCTCCACATCGCGCTGCGATGTTCCGCGACTTCAACCGCGCCTGTGCGATACAAGGGCGCGAATTTTCTATCGTATATATAACCGTATACATTTATATATACCTATACCTATACCTATACCTACAATGGCTGATGATGAAGATAAGAATATAGACGACGAAGGTGGCGACGAAGAAGGCGGTGAAGAAGGCGAAGAAGAAAGCGCATTTAGCAAAGTGGGTGGAATGTTCGGCGGCGGTGGCGGCGGCGGCGGCGGGGACAAGGACGTCGACGCAGCCAAGGACGCCGCCAATGCCGCGAAAGCCAAAATAAAACCAAATTCATTATTCGATATTGCTGCGCTCAAAGAATTCGGATTAAGTGTTCTTACCCTTTTCATCGAAACCCTCATTATTTCCGTCGTATGTGTCAACATCCTCTTCTACGCAACCCCCGAAAGTATTCGCACCAATAATCTGAATCTAGAAAAACTATTCCCAACCGACCGACACGAATGGCCGTATTGTTATACTAGTGAATATACATCGTGTGATGCTGATTGTGAAGATAAGTTCGGCGGTATTGCCGACGACCCCAAATTATCTACTTCCAAGAAAATCTACTTGAAAGCCGCGATTCTTCTAGACACATATGTCTTTAAATGGTTCTGTCTCTCAAAAGATGAATTGGATATGATTAAAGAAAGTGTCGATGAAGGTGTAACCAAAGTCAACCTCTTAAATTGGGAGTTTATTAAGGCGCGATTCAAGCAATGGGTGAATAACTCTTTCATTTTCTCGTTTTCATCCGACCGCGCAATGTTGCTCACCGTGCTTGGTTATATTACACGCTTGTCGCACAGTATTCCGAGAGAATTGTATAGCGTCGTATCCCCGCTGATTATTATTTTTATGCCCTTTGTTTTCTTATTGTTTATGGGGTTTATGCTGATGGGTGGTCCATTTTTCACTACTATCATCGGAATGATATTGAACCCGACGGAACACCGGAAAGAGTTTATTGGCGGGTCGTTGTGGTCGATGTTTACCGCATTTAGCATTGGAGTTTTTCCAGTGGTGTCCTACTTTGTCCAACTCATCCAGTTTATTGGCACTTTCTTTATTTACCCACTGCTACACTGGGACCAGTATCGCGAGTTATACGCTCGATATGTTCCGATTATCTTCTTCTTCTTTAATCTGACACTGATGTTTTACGCATTTGAGTATTTGGATATCAATGTGGCGGCGATTGTGATATTGATGCTGCTAGTGCTATACTTGACGCATTACTGGAAGGGGATTATGGAGTTTTTTGATACGATAAAGAATTGGGGGGCGTGAATGCGTCGTTCATCCTTCGCTTGTTGTTCATTATTCGTTCGTTATAATGTCAAGATTGTGTTTCCCGTGACGAAGGATGAACGACGAATTCCGACAATTCGCCGAGCGGAGTGAGTGGAGGGAGCGACAGCGACCGCAACGAACGAAGCGAGGCAAAACGAACATAAACGATTCATACTATAAACTAGTATATCTGTTATACTCGTTTATTGAGTTATTTATTGATTCATATATCTATTCATTTATACAATGAGTGGTAAGAAAGCAACATCGGCGCCTCTTGGCGCATCTCTCCCCGAGAAATCCACCCCCGAGTATTTCAAAAAATACCCATTTGTCAGTGTTTGCACTCCCACCTTTAACCGTCGTCCCTTCATCCCAGCAATGCTCTCGTGTTTCAAT